TGTCAATGCTAGGGGGTGGAGTTGGAATCGGTTTTGGTATTCGCTCTGCTGATGACAAGTCTACTGGTGTCCTTCCTCATCTTAAAATGTATGATGCTTCTAGTCTTGCTTATCGTCAAGGTCGCACTCGTCGTGGTTCTTACGCTGCTTATCTGGATATTTCTCATCCAGACATTCTCTTATTTCTCGAAATGCGAAAGCCAACTGGAGACCAAAACTTCCGTTGTCTCAACTTGCATCATGGAATAAATATCACAGATGATTTCATGCAGTTGATTGAAAATTGCATGACTGATCCAGAATGTGATGATACATGGGAGCTGAAGGATCCACACACAAAGGAAGTTCGTGAGACTATTTCTGCTCGTGATCTTTGGCAGCGTGTGCTTGAAATGCGTATGCAAACAGGTGAGCCATATATTCATTATGTTGATGAATCCAACCGCAAGTTACCACAGTGGCTCAAAGACATCGGTCTTTCCGTAAATCAGTCTAATCTTTGTTCTGAAATTATTTTGCCAACTAACAAAGATAGAACTGCAGTATGTTGCCTTTCCTCTGTAAACCTGGAATATTTCGACGAATGGTCAAAGAACAAACAGTTTCTCCGAGACATTTTGGAGATGCTGGATAATGTTTTACAGAAGTTTATTGATGAAGCTCCCGATAGTATTTCTCGTGCTAAGTACTCAGCCATGCGTGAGCGATCCGTTGGAGTTGGAGCGCTTGGATTTCATGCTTACCTTCAGCGAAAGGGAATGCCATTCGAATCTGCCCTTGCTAAATCCACTAACCTCCGAATGTTTAGGCATATCCGAAAAGGACTTGACGAGGCTAATAAGCAACTGGGAAAGGAAAGAGGTGAAGCACCAGACGCAGAGGGAACTGGACTCCGTTGCAGTCACGTTATGGCAATCGCCCCGAATGCCTCAAGCTCAATTATCATGGGAAATACCTCTCCCAGTATTGAACCATGGCGGGCAAACGCCTATCGTCAAGATACTCTATCGGGAGCATTTCTAAATAAGAACAAGTATCTTGATAAATTGATCAAGGATAAGTGTGACGTTGATGATTCACTTAACTATGATAAAATCTGGTCAAGCATTATTGCAAACGACGGTTCAGTTCAGCAGTTAAAATGTCTTGATGATTATGAGAAAGATATATATAAAACATCGATGGAAATTGATCAACGTTGGGTAATTGAACACGCTGCTGACCGTCAGCAATTTATTGATCAGGCGCAGTCATTAAATGTTTTCTTTCGCCCAGATGCAAATATTGCATATCTGCATGCAGTTCATTTTCTTGCTTGGAAAAAGGGATTAAAGACTATGTACTATTGCCGTTCAGAAAAGATTGGTAAGGCAGATCGAGTATCAAAGCAGATTGAAAGACAGATTATTAAAGAAATTGATATGACTGCTATTGCTGCAGGAGAGGAATGTTTGGCGTGTGAGGGATGATTAAATTAATAAGACAGGCAGAAGATACAATTATTGGTTTTGGAATTCTTTTTTTATAAAATTTGTATCAAAAAAGACGAGTAAGTTTAGTTCTTGGATCTGGAGCAAGCAATATGCAAGACGTTAAAGTTATTACAGCTGAGTGGTGCGATTATTGTACTGCAGCAAAAAAACTTCTTGATGAGAAGGGTATTGTCTATGAAGAGATAGATGTTATGGATGCCTTTTCAATTATGTCTCAAAATCAACTAACAACCATTCCACAAATCTTTATGGAAGATGTGTTGATTCCAGGTGGTTATGAAGGATTGAAGGGTTATTTAAATGCCAACTAAGTTGAAGCTACAGGACGAAAGAGATTATTTCAAGCCATTTCATTATCCTTGGGCATATGATATGTGGCTCAAGCATGAGCAGTCACACTGGCTTCATACTGAAGTGCCTATGATGGAAGACATTAAAGACTGGAAAAATCGATTGACCACTGAAGAGAAATATTTCCTCACAAATATCTTTCGGTTCTTTACACAGTCAGACATCGATGTTGCAGGTGGATATGTAAAGAATTATCTGCCTAACTTCCCACAACCAGAAGTTCGTATGATGCTCACTGGATTTGCAGCACGAGAAGCACTACATGTTGCTGCCTATTCTCATCTGATTGAATCTCTTGGTATGCCCGAAACTACATATAATGAGTTTCTTGAATATGATGCCATGCGTGAGAAACATGAGTACTTCATGTCAAAAGTTGACAACGGTGCTATTCTTCCTGTAAAGATGGCAGCGATTTCTGCCTTTACTGAAGGTCTTGCTCTGTTCAGTTCATTTATCATGCTCTTGAACTTCCCTCGGCACGGCAAGATGAAGGGTATGGGTCAAATTGTAACATGGTCAATAGTAGATGAGACACAACATGCTGAAGGAGTTATTAAGCTATTCCGCACATTCGTTGAAGAAAATCGTGAAGTGTGGAATGATGAAACTAAATCACAAATCTATACAATTGCAACTAAAATGGTTGAGCTTGAAGATAAGTTTGTGGATCTGGCTTTCCAAATGGGCAAGGTCGAAGGGTTACGTGATTACGAGGTTAAAGAATATATCCGATACATCGCAGACAGACGATTGATCTCAATGGGGATGAAAGGCATTTATAAGGTCAAGAATAATCCTTTGCCATGGGTTGAAGCAATGATTAATGCACCGACACATACCAACTTCTTCGAGAACCGAGCGACTGATTATGCCAAGGGTGCTTTGAGTGGTTCTTGGAATGAAGTTTGGGCAAACTAAGGAAGGGTATAAATGGCGCCAGTAAAACAACAATTATTGTGCAACGACTGTCTTGCAGACTTCGAAATTAAATTTGATGAAGAAGAACACGAGCCTGTATATTGTCCTTTCTGTGGTGCTGATTTACTTTGGGATGAAGACGAAGATGAACTAGATGACTGGGATGATCCAGATAATGATGAATACGAATGACATGGTACTATAATGGAGAACCTTTTACCAGTGAAATGATTGAAGATAATATCGGTTTTGTATATTGTATAACCGATACTTGTAATGGACTAAAATATATTGGTAAGAAGGGATTAATATCAAAACGCAAGATGCCACCACTGAAAGGCATGAAGCGAAAGAGAACCAAGATAGTAGAAACAGACTGGCAGTCCTATTATGGGTCAAGCGAGACTGTTAAGATGCTTGTCGAGAAATTTGGCCCGGAGATGTTTCATCGTGAAATCTTACGATTGTGTAAATCAAAAGGTCAAATGAGTTATTATGAAGCCAAGTTACAGTTTGAAACAGACTGTTTATTGAAACCAGAAGAATATTATAATGAATTTATCGGATGCAAAATAAATCGTCGTCACTTATTGACAAAGAACTCAGAATAAAATATAATATAGATAAGTTTGATAAAAGACCCACAATCGGTAATCCTGGTGAATCATGGGATATGTTTATCATTCGTAAAATGAGAGAAGAGCGACTATATAATGAAGCAAGGAAAAATTTGGGGCTCGACTGAATCTCTATTGGTAACTCCAATGATCGAAGTTCATCGAATCGATATTAATCCAAGATCACAATGCTCGTTACATAAACATGAGTTTAAATATAATATGTTCTATGTGATCAAGGGTAAGCTCCATATCGAGGTACATAAGAACGACTACGATCTTGTAGATACAACGACTCTCTTTCAGGGTCAATTCACATCCGTAGCTCCGAATGAGTATCATATGTTTAAGACTGACAACGAGCCAGCCCAGGCTCTTGAGGTCTACTATTTGAATGAAATTTCTGAAGATATTGTACGTAAAACGGTAGGTGGTACTCGTGGTTGATGTCGTGTGTGTTAAGTGGGGAACTGAGTACTCGGATGATTATGTTCGTATTTTGAAGGCAATGGTAGAGAGAAATACCACTGTACCATTTAACTTCAAGGCTTTTACTGATACACCGATTGATGGCATTGACACATATCCACTACCCGAAGGTCTGAACGGATGGTGGAATAAACTCTATCTTTTTTCAAAGCACCATACATATAATAATGTACTTGATAAACGAGTTGTTTATCTCGATCTTGATACAGTAATCACTGGTAACATCGACTTCTTTCTAAATTGGGATGAAGGCGAATTTATGGGCATTGAAAATCTTGGAGTAAATAATAGATTTGAAGATGGAACTCAATACCATAATGTTTTCCAATCGGGTGTAATGGCATGGGATAGGGATTGGGCTCATTTTATTTACGATATTTTTGTGGATAGGCAGGAAGAAATTCTACATAAAATCCGTGGTGATGGTGAACTGCTACATGATATTTTCCGACAACTGGCTTTACCAATACACCTATTTCAACACACCTGGCCAGGTAAGTTAAAGTCTTATAAGTATCAAATATATGAAACTGGTTTAGATGATGAGACTGCAATTATTTGCTTCCATGGCACACCACGGCCACACGAGGCAATTGGCCCGGAATCAACATTTCCGTGGGGGGTCGAGTTCGTTGCGAATCAGTGGATAGGAGATTATTGGAAACTATGAAATTTGCAATCTTAACACCGAGCCGTCAGAGACCAGGTCGACTTGATAATTTTATTGAGTCAGTACACGGTCTTGCAAATGATAAGGGTCGAGTCTTTACATATAACTATATTGATTCAGATGATCCTCGTATTAAGGCTTATGAAGAGTATCAGCGTAAACAACCTGTAAATAATATCAATTGCATTGGTGAGCCACAATCAGTCTCCAAATCCTGGAATGTCATTGCACAGAAGGCTATTGATGATGGTGCCGATGTTTTAATTATGGGTAATGATGACATGCTCTATCGTACTCAGGATTGGGATCTTTTACTTGATAAGGAGATAGAGAAATTTCCAGATCATATCTATTGCATGTGGTTCGAAGATTTAATCAATGGCTCGAATCACTGCGCCTTTCCAATCGTATCGCGTGTGTGGTACGAGACACTGGGCTACTTTGCACCAGGGATTTTCAATTTTGGTTACAACGACACGTGGACCTTCGACATCGCAAAAAGAATTGGTCGGACTCACTTTATTCCAAACGTCGTAAATGAGCATCTACATTTTACCACTGGTAAATCTGGCGCCGATGAAACCACTCAACGTAACAGAACTACAGAACGTGGTAACCTTTATGAACTCGATAAAGTAATCTTCGAACAATCAGCTGAAGAAAGAGCAAAAGCGGCTCTTACCCTCTTGCAGATGATGGATGGACCAAACGAAAGATATTAATTATGAAAAGGTGGGCAATCTATCGTATTCATTATGGCATTGACTTTTTAAAGCAATCAATTGATTCCATTAAAAACTCAGTCGATAAGATCTTTGTCATCTATTCAATCAATCCTTGGGTAGTGAAGGATACCGTAAACTATCTTGGGTCTGAAGTCCCAATGCCTTGTTTACACGAGGACGTATTTCAGTTCATGTATGATAACTATAAGGCAAAGCAAAAGATTGAATATTTCAGACATGAGGTTACCACTCCTGCTAATCAATTCAGAATGTACTACGATATCTGTGTAAATAAAATGGGGTATCAACCTGAGTCTGTGCTGTTTATGGAACCGGATATGGTATTCTATAAACCTTTGGTCAATTCACTCTTTGATGAACTTGACAAGAGAAAAGATATACCTTGTCTTGGTACCACTCAAATTGAGTTGTGGAAGGACTGCAACTGGCGAGTACCACAACGCGATCGCATCGGTCCTATGATTTGGAATCCAAAGCGTATACCAAACTTTACAACTCACTTTGGTAC